GACGCCGACTTCGCCTGTGAACATTTCAGCCTCTAGAGCTTGATGTAGATTGTTGCCAACATCGTCGGGGGGACGATCGGGTGAGGACTGCCGCCGCCAGCATTGACGTTGTTGATCGTAATACCCGTCGTATTGACACCAACAGGACCAGTGGGGCCGAGAGGCAGGTTACTGGATCCACCAAAATCGCCTTGCGTGACATGATCCGTGCCGCCGCCGCTGGAGCCTGCTTTGATCGGGTGTGAATGGCCCGGATCGGTCAAAGTGTTCGCGTGGCTGTGCGCCGGTAGTTGTGCAGTGGTGAGTGTCTGGCTTTCGGCACCGCCGGAAGCTCCGAGCACAATCGCCGACGTTCCAAAATACGTGCTTGTCAGACGACCGGCAGCAGTACTGCCCATATCGTCAAGACCGGCAAGCGCTCGGCCACGGAAGTCTGGCAACGCTATAGTTTTGTTGGCCGCCCAATCCGCAGCGGCCGAAGCGCCCCTTCCGCCGGATACGGCAAGGTTAGCGTCAGCGCCATACAGGAACGTAAAGAGCGCCAGACAGTCTGCATTGGCGCGCTCTGTTGCTCCCGATGTTGAACTGCCGATCGTTCTGCCGTTAGCGCGAACAAAACCGCTATAAACGCCGGTATTATAAGCAATCTTTATATCGCCGGTCGTGAGGACGGTCGTAGGATCTACGGGGCTCCCACCTCCCCCGCCTGACGAAGCGCCAACCACCAACACACCATCAAGCACAAACACTTGCGTATTGTTCGCCCTTGTCAGACGAAGTTTGATCGAGCCATCCGCAAGGAATATCTGCGGCAGCCGGCCATAAGCATCCCCCAGCACCGGATAGGACCACGGCAGCGTTAACCCACTGTCCTGATAGGCGGTTTGGGGGGTGCTGGTGGTTCCCGCCTGTATGGTATAGAGTTTGCAGCCGACAAGCGGCGTGCCGTCGCTGTCCAGCTGTTGAGCCAGACTGAACCCCGGGATTGTTCCAGCCATTTAGGTGCCTTTGAATGATGTACTTGGCGCAGATCGCCGCTTTTGTCGGTGTTACGTGGCTCGGGATCACATACGAGTGGACGCCTAACCCTTACGTCCTCGCGATCGTCGCGTTCTTTGCGGCGCTTCTGGTCACCGCGATCATTATTGAAATCAAACTACTGCCCGCGCGCTTCTCTAGGCTGTACCGCCGCGTTTTCCCCTTGAAGGATGAGCCGGCTAACGAGGTATTGAGCCTCCCGACTACCTTTCGGCATCCCCGCAATTCGCTTCAGGACGGGCGCGGACTTCGGATCGGTAAAGATCCTCGCCAACTCGTCGAGGTTGCTCCCAAGCTTCCACTGCGACCATTTATCGTTGACGACGGACCACCATTTCCCCGGACTGAGCCCCGTTTTGACAGCTTCCCCGACAAGCCCACTTCCTGACATCGCCTTGAGTTCCTGCGCATTGAAGGCAGTCAGTGAGCCCTTGGCCTGCCGCGTCCCCGTGGCTTCCGCGGCCTCCAGGAAGTTATCCACACCCTGCCAGAGATGCTTGCCGTTCGGCAGCGCTTCCACAGCGGCCTGAAGGTTGGCACGCTGCTGGATGTTGCCAACAAGCTTATTCGCGAACTTCGCCCCGCCGAACTGGTTAGGACCGCCCTGCAGGTTCTTTGTCGCCTCGTTGAACACGCTTTCCATGTGAGCACGGACGAGCTGCGTAGCGGCGCCGGGGTTCTTGGCTGCCAGTCGCGAGACGGCGTCGCCGATCTCGTTATGGCTGTTCGGCAACGGGCTGGTCGGAAACAGAGTGTCAATCGCCCTCTGGGTCGTTACGTCTTTCTTTGCCAGCCGACCGAGCGGACCTTGTAAAAGCGGCTCCAGATATTGCTGCCGGGCTTGCTGCTGGATACCCAGAGCTACTGCGTAGTCAGGCGACTTCAGTTCGGCAATCTGTTTGACGGCTTCTGCAGCCTTGCTGTGGATCGCCGCGACCTGCTGATTGGCGCCTTGATTGAACTTTGATGAAGCGTTCTTGCCTTGCTGGTCGAAGTATTTCTTGACCTCGTTCAAGAAGCCAACCGAATTGTCCGGCAGATGAGAAACATAAGAATTGAGTTGCGGGCTCTTGCGAACTGCGTCTCTTGCCTCGGTCCAGCCCGGAATTGATTTGACGTGGGTCATTTCAGCCGGCGTCAGAAGCACGCCTTCCGCGGCCTGATAGTATGGTTCAGCCGCGTTATTGATCGCCTTGCGAACGTCGCCAACGCTTTCGTTCGCAGTATCCCGGATTTGCGGGCCGATCTGCGATGGCGTGCGCGTTCCCGGCGCTACCTGGCTGAACTCGTTCAATGCAGCCTGATCTACCTGCTGTGGCCGATCGGCGTAAAACTCCTGCATACGGGTACGAGAAGCCGGCGCGCTCTCAAGAATGCGCATCGTGTCAGACCCAACCGGGCGCCCGGCGGCTTGGCTTAATGCTTCCGTCCACGTCAGTTTGATGCCCTTCGCTTGCGCGGTCTGCATCAATGATCTGGCGTCATCAACTATTGCGGGGCTGATATCCCCCAACTGGCTCCTGAGTGCCTGCGCCGTGTTGCCTGGACGCGATACCAGTGCACCGCCAAGTCCAGCTCCTATTCCGGCCGCTGCCCGTGCATAGGGCTCCAGCGCGGTCCCCTGTGTCGCCTGACCGGCCGCCTCAGAAGCGGCCCCCGGAATAACCGCCTGCATGCCGACCTTACGAGCAACACCACCCGGGCCTGCGATCGTTGCCGGCAAGAACTCGCCAATGGTTTCAGCGTAGTGACCAGCAGTCGTCTGCGGCTTGTAGAGTTCGCCCGTCACGCTTTCGAGGTTCTTGGTCAGGCTTCCACTGGTTGGAATGTTTTCCAGAACCGACTTGCCGGACGGCTGGTAGGGCTCGGCCCCGACCTGTTCCGATATGAAATCCGTTGCCTTCTTAATACCCTTGGCGCCCAGATCCGTCAGATCGCCAACCAGCCCGCCGATGCCAAGCGTTCCTCTGACAACACCAGTTCCGGCGGATTTTACAACGTCTTTAGCTGTTGCCTTGTAGTCGGTCGCAAACGGATCGTGATCTACCGGTTCGAGCTTTGGACCACCACCCATGTCCATGATCAGGCGAGAAGGCGCGCCGGCTTCTCCGGGGACCAGTTGCGGTGCACTTCCCCCCGAAGCGAAAGGGTCATGATCCACAGGCTCAAGCGTCGGCATTACTGCACAACCCTGAGGTATTTGCCCGGTCGCGCCGGATCAGGGACATAGAAGTTACCGTCCGGGGCCTGCTTCGCTTCCGGGAAACCCGCAGCTGCCGGCTGGCTCGCGCCTCCCTTGGGCCGCTGGTACGGGCCCGGCGCGTCCACGCGCAGAGCCCTTGCGTATGGCTTAACTGCCTCAGTTGACTCCGTATACTGGCCAACCGTGGAATTATGTCTGCCGATCTTGTCACGGGAGGTCTGCTCGGCAATGTCCAAAATCTTCCGCAGAGAGGTTTCATTCATTGCCGGGCTTCCCGCCATTTTCTCCGAGAATACCAAGTCCTTATTTGATGGATTCGTGCCCAAGGCCTTGAGCGAAGCCGCCACCTTGGAAGCCATGGCAGACACAAACGCTTCTGAATTTGTAATCTTGTCGGTGTTCGGAACACCCAAAAGCTCGGCGGCCTTGGCAAGTTTAAGTCTTATATCAGCCCCTGTGCCGCTGAAAATGCCGCCGGGCGCGTCCAATTGCTCGCGGGCCTTGTGTATGGATTGGATTTCAGTTCGGGCGGCAGATGCCGTCTCTTTCGAAGTCTTCAACTCCGGCAAAATCAAATCCGTGAGGACGGCTTGCTGGGCTTTGTTTTCGTCACCACGATTCTGATAGTCCTGCAAGGACATTCCAGCCGCCGCGGCGTTCTTCTGGTCCTGCGTCAGTTCCTGATTTTTCAGGTACGATTCCAGCCGAACCTTAGCCGCCGCAGCGATCTGCTTATCCTGGCTGGCCGCAAGCAACGTCAGGCGTTTCAGAACTGGATCGTTCTGCGCTGCAACCACATTGGGAGGCGGCTGGAAGCCTTGCGGAGCGGCCTGAGGCGCGGGTTGAGCCTGCGCCATGACAGGCGGCGCTTGTGGGGCAGCCTGCTGCGGCTGTATTCCGGTTGGCTGCGGGGCTTGCCCGGTTTTCATACGATGAGCTGCGGCCTGTGCTACCTGTTGGATACGCTGCGCCACATCAGGCGGCAGGGCAGCGTTCGGATCAGTCTTGGCGAGTGCCGAAAGTTGCTGGATAACCGGGCCGGCCAGTTCATCCGGGATGCCTGCGGCCGATACCGCGCCAACGATCGATCCCGGCTGATCTCCCCCAGGAGAAGCTTGCGGAGCGGATGGCTGAGAAACGCCGCCCTTGTTAAGCGGAGGCGCGACTACGGCGCTTGCCGACCTGTTGGCAGACGGAGGGCTGACGATCGCTTGTGGCTGGGGTTGCCCCTGCCCATCGGCCGCGCGCAATGCCTCTAACTCACCAGCCCGCGCCGAGATTCCCGACAGCGCGTTGCCCTGATCGAGCGCGCCCTTCTGGTAGAGCGTCCGCTGCATCGTAGCATAGTCGATCGAGCCATCAGGGAGCGTCGGCACGCCACCCTTGAAGGATTCGCGCAGGTCTCTCTCGGCACGCTGCTTTTGGCCCTCGTAATAGGCCTTTGGAATATCAGCAAGTCCTGAGAAGTCACCGCGGGTATTGCCGCTGATGCCTGCGATGATGCTGTCAATGTCAGCCATCAGAAGAGGCCTGCCGCGAGCTTGGCTACGCCCGTGATTGCGTTCAATTGGTTCTGGCCAACATTGTAGTTATTCATCGTTGCAGCAGCGTTCGATGCTCCTTGGCCCGTGAAATTGGCGTTCGCTGCAGTGCCTTGGCCCATAAAGTTCTGGTTCAGATCACGACCCTGACCGGTCGCAACCCCAGCAGCGCCTGTCGCCGCACCACCTTCCGCGGCGAAGTAGGGCTGAAGCCGACTGACATAATTCCCGTACGACTGATCAGCCAAGCCCTGCGAAAATTTCAGCGTATCGGCATCAGCATTGCCGCTGGCAAGATTGCCAGAGGCAGCATGCGTTCGCTGTAGTGCCTGCAAACCCTGATCCATCGAAAAGCCGTATCCGGGATCAGCCCGAAAACTCGACATGGCCCGTGCATAGCCTTCCGGACCATTCGCGCCAGTTGCGTCACCATAAGCATTCGTGCCGGCGCCATACTTGGCAAGCAACGGCGCATAATAGCCCTGCGCCGTGCTAGCGCCTGCATTGATAGCATCCCGGCCCTGCCCGAAATTGGTTGACAGCGCGTCATAGCCCTGCTGCAGGCCCGCATTGCGCTGGGCGGCAGCTTCCTCGGCTTTGTCGTTCGAGAAAAGATCGAATAATCCCATGATATCAATACCTTAGTTGGCGCCTGGGATGTAAGTTTGCGACGTCGCGTCATAGATCAGGACTTGGCCGTTGGTCGGCGCTGTTTTGGAAACTGCGGGTGAGTTGAGCCGTGAGAGATACCCAAAAAACTCATCCCATGCCTGACTGACCGTCTTGCCATCTGCTTCGAGAAGTGGCGTCGATTTGTCTGGCTTCGGAACGACTCTCATTTCGGATCGCCCCGCATCAATGTCAGACTTTGCGAGCCACCCAAGAATGCGATCTTGATGTTTGCCGATGCCTTCAGGCGCCAGCGCCTGCCCTGCGCGCCAGTCATTCCGGTTCGCAATACTGTGACGCTAACGGGTGACGCTTGCCGGCCAAGCTTGCGGGTGAGTTCATTGCCCCATGTAACGCCTAGATCCTGCGTCCAGGTAATCCCCACATCAGGGTCAGTATCGGTAGGATCAGACCCGAGTGCATTGCCTACACCGGTTACAAAATTGAAATCCGCCCGAGCAACCCTTGTCCGCGACGGGAAGCCTTGAACCGGGCCGCTCTCGATCTGGAAGACGAGCGGAGAGCCGTACTCGTCATATGCGGTATCGCTGACGTAAAGCAGCCGGCCGAGCGAATTATCGCCAACGATCCACTTGCCGAAGGCGTAGCAGCTCGCCACAGCGCGCCATGTCGGCGAAAGATAGCTTGCGCGCTCGTTCCATTTCTTCGAGCCTAGATCGAATTCCCAGCACCATGCTGGACACTTGATCACCCATTTGGGATGGCCCTGCGCGATGTATACAAAAGCCTCCAGCGTGGATTTGTTCGTAACCGCGGCCAATAGTCGATCAAGATCGGGCGGCGATATCTTCAGCGGGTTCGGTGTGCCATTAGCCTGAACAATCGAAGTGTCATCAGCCGCCCAGATCAGTGACGAACCAAAACCATCTTCATGCCCCGCGATCGCGTAAGGGCTCAACAGGCCGCGCTGCAGCACGTAGGAGCGCGTGAACGGATAGCCCACCGGGTTGGCAGTATTGGCGTATACCGCACCAAATGTCGGCCCCATGGCATAATGCTGGCCGTTGAAAGCAAGCCCTCGGGTTAGCCCCCCTGTCTTGGATTGCTCCTTGGTCTTGTCCAGCGTGTTGATCGTGACATCATTCAAGCCCGAGGCTTGCAGCGTTCCATCCCCGTAAGTGAAGATGAAATAGCCGTCCATGAAGCTGACGCTATTGGGAGCGCCAACGTCGATGTCTGCAAAGCTCGAAACCGCTGCCGGTGTTACGGTGAACGCGCCCGTTCCCGGAGCCACACACACTACATCCGGCGTTGACTTGTTGTTGCGCGCCCAGAATACCTTTTCCGTTCCGGTCAGAGATCCCGTGAGAACGGTTTCGGCGCCCGTGGAATCAAACCGCGATGCCTTGCCGGACCATGCCGCATAGAGCGTGTTGTCAACCAGGATCGAGCCGCGATGGCCGGTTTGGGAAGAAGCTGCGAACAGCGCTAATCCCGGACATTTGCGCCAGACGACCTTGGGAGGCGCAGTCTTCTTGTCAGCCTCTATGACCTTACCAAGCGGTTCTGCATATGCGTTGATTAGCCGGCCAGCGCTTTCCTGTGGAGTTGCTCCCGGCGCCGAGCTTAGTGGAAACGGGATGTGGGCCATTAGGTATTGCCCGTCGATGGCGGCCCATAGAAGTAGTTCTTCATCACGTCATCGGGTTGCACGGCGTTTCGATCTCTTCCGCCCCACGTCATGCCGGGACTGATCTCTCTCATGGTCGATAGATTTTCCCCTTGCTGGAATTGCTTCTCTCGCATCATCGCGAGCCCCGACGGGTCGTTCG